GCCCCTCAACAGGGCGGACTGCCCGCGCGCCCGGATTTGCTTCTGTTCATTGGTCAGCTCATCGGTGCGGGCTGCCCCCACCGACCGCACCGACTGGCTTTCAAAGCTCAGCTCCTGCGCCGCCGTCTGCCCCAGCGTGATGGCCGTGGGGCTGTCCGCCGTGACGCCGCGCGCGGCAAGCTCGGCCATCTGCGTGCGGATTGCCGAAAACATGGTGCCGCGGCGGCGCTGATCCTCGGTCGCATTGATCCTGGCTTCGGTCGCCTTCTGCTGTTCGATAAAGGCAATGTTCTGCGCCGCCGCCGCCGCCTCTGCCCTGCCCTGTGCCAGCGCGCCCCTTGCGGCCGCGATGGTGCCGACAGTGTTGATGATTGCCCCGCCGGTTCCGACCAGTGTCCCGACGGTGGACAGGACCGTGCCCACAGTTGACGCAGCAGCCGTCGCCCCTGCGGCGGTCGCACCGGCGGCACCAAGACCAAGCGGGGCAAGCAAAGCGGGAAAACACATCAGCTTCCGGCCTCCTGGATTGTGGGCACAACGGCCGTCACGGTCATCGGTGCCCCGGAATAGGGCGTGAACCGCAGCACCTGCTCTGCCGCCATACCCGACAGGATTTCAGCCTGGGTGATCCCGCTGAACGCCTGCGTCAGGTCAGACCCGACCGACCGCGCCACCAGCGTCCGGCGCGCTCCGGCGCGCTCGGGCTGCGCAAAATCGCGCTCCACCGTCTGAACATACCCCTGGGCGGTGCGGTGCAGGCCGATGCCGGGCTTGCCGGCCAGCCCCTTTTGCCGGCCCATGCTGCTGCCGTTCGCGGTCGCCGCCTGAATATCCAGCGTCTCGGCAAAATGCGTGGCGTCAAACAGGCCGATCACCGCGCGGTTCACCGCAACGGGCAGGGTCACGGCCCCGTCCGGCGGCACGGTGAAGGGACCAAACTCGCCCTTGTCGGTCCAGGCAAACACCGTCTCCCCCACAAGATGGGCCAGGGTGAACACCGATGCGGGCGATCCCGGCGTAAACACGCCAGACGCATAGAAATGGCAGGCTTCGGCAATCGGCTGCGCGCCGGTCAGCACACCAAAGGTCAGCGCCATCTCTTCGATAAAGCGCACCGTGGCCCCGTTGATCTGGCGGCGCACGACCATCGTCACCACATCCTGCGCGCCCTCCAGGTCGGAATGCACGGCCAGGCTTTCCACAAATCCACCGGCCACCGGCACTGTGGCCCAACCCAGCACCTCTTCGGCAGGGTCATAAACCATCGCCACCAGGTCGCCGCTGGCGCGGCGCAGCCATGCCGTCGGCTCGGGGGATGCCTGCCAGACGATCTGCTGAAAGATGCCTGCCCCCAGGTGCTGGGCCGGGCGTGACAGGATCAGGGCCTGGTTTCCGTCCTGCTCATAGCTGTACTGGATCATCACCACGCGCCGCCCGTCGCGCGAAATGAAGATCGGGTTGCCGCCGGGCGCAATCGGCTTGGCCAGTGCCGCCCCGATGGAACTGTCCAGCCCGAAGCGCGCCGTGGTGGGGCCGATCACCTGCGACCGGCTGTCAGACCGGCTGCTGCTTTCCTCGCCAAGCGCAAAGATGTGCAGGCCCGTCTTGCCGCGCTTCAGCGTCTGCACGCGGTTCACGCTGCCTTCCCCGGCAATCGTATAGGCAAAGGCGCTGTCAGCCTCGATGCCGTCATTGAAATCGGCATAGTCCCCCACGGCGGAAAACCAGACCGTGCGCGGCTCGGCGGGCGTGGCGGCCGCCACCAGCCGCTGCTCGTAAATCTCCAGCGTGGCCGGATAGCCGTATCGCGCCGACCATGCCCCTTCGGACCAGCGGTAGGTGGGCGTGCTGACCACCGATTGCGGCAGACGCTTCAGAACGGTGGCGGTGGCCGAAACTGTGCTGGCGACCGCCGTGATCCGCGCAATGCCCACGCCATCGTCCAGAAAGCGCCAGGTGGTGGCGTTGTCGGTTCTGGCATCGCCTTCGGTATGGATCGGGGGGTTGGCACCCGCATTTGTTCCCGCGATCAGCTCGTAGGTGTTTTTCCCGTAACGCCGGGTGTTTCCCACGGTCAGCGGTTCATTCGATGTCCACAGGGCAACGGCGGTGGTGGTGCTGGGCACCAGTTTGATCAGGCTACCCACATGATTGGCCGCAAACAGGGCCGCACTGGCGGTCAGGGGGATGCTGCCCGTGGCACCGCCCGCCTGAATGGTGTGCCCCGCGTTCAGGTTCTGCACCCGGAAGGGTCCGGTGTCGAATGCGGCGGCAGAAATCGTCCAGTTGTTCAGCGCCAGGCGGGCCAGCCGCTGGATCGGGTTGATCCCGTCGGCAAGGTAGATCACATCTGCCGACTGCACCCATTGCAGCGCGGCCAGCGATGCGGCCCCGAACGGGGTTGCCAGCTGGTACGGGCTGCCACCCGACAGCACCGGCGCGCCATAACGCCAGACCCGCATGATCCCGTCGGTGAATTCCAGCAGCACCGCGTCATTGCTGGCAAACTCGAACGGCACCAGAACCGCCGCCCCGTTCAGCCGGGTGGTGCCGCGAAAGATCGTGCCCGGCGCGCGGGTGAAACCGCCCTGCGCCAGCGGCAGAAAGCCGCAGCACCGCGCCAGGCCGGTCTGGAACCGCGCGTAATCGAACCGGCGGTGCAGCAGCGGGTCAAGCTCGCCACTGGAAAAAGCCACCTGCGGGGGGCTTGTGCGGGTCACCGTGTGGCCTCCGTCACCCAGTCGCCCTGGTCGTCCAGCCCGTCATAGCGGGCATCGCTGCCGCTGCGGCCATCTTCCCGCATGGCATTGCCCAGCATCACGCCCGCCCGGCGTTCCAGCCCCTCGGTCTTGGACTGTGTGCGCAGCCAGCGCGGGGCCAGCAACAGCGCCAGCGCATGGGCCACGGCTGTCTGGAATGTGGCGGGCAGTCCCGCCTCGTCCTCGACGGTGGCGGTATAGCGGATGGTCAGCAGACCGGACACATCGGCCCGCAGCCCCAGCTTGTCGATCCGGTAGCGCACCGCAGGGTCCATCACCTGGCGCAGCTTCACCAGATCGGCCGGCAGTTTGAACAGATGGGGCAGCGCGGGATCGGCCGCATCCGTATCGCCCAGCTGCGCCTCGGGCAGGGTGGCCAGCGTGGACGCAAAGGACCAGTCGCAGACGCTCAGGCAGGACCCCATCGCCAGCGGGTACTGTTCCGCCGCATCCTGCGCCTGCGGGGTGTCATCGCCAAAGCTGCTGATCGGCGACAATTCCAGCAGCCGGAACGCCTGTCCGGCGATGGTCGAGGCGGCAATCGGCGTGGTCATCGGATGCCCCGTCTGCGGAAAAGCCGGGGCCTTTACGGCCCCGGCGGCTGCATGTCAGCGCCCGCTCAGCGGGTGCGGTAGTGGAATTCGCCGCGCATCGTGCCCGCGCCGGTGGCATTGGCAGCCGCGTAAGCGAACAGTTCGATCTCGCCCCCCGGATCGGCGGCCAGGCCAAGCGCCTGCCACAGCGGCTGGCCATGGCGGGCATCGCCAAAGGCAATCGGCTGGTGCAGCGCGTTGCGCGCGGCGTTCACCAGGGCGGTGGGGTTGGCCCGCGTGCCGATCTGCGTGGTGGCAAACCCCCACGTGTCGGCCTTGAACGCCGTGCGGCTGTCCAGGATGACAAAGGACGGCAGCCGCGCCAGCAGAAACCGGCTGCCCAGAAAATCATCCGCCGCGTTGGCAACGATGAAGGTGGCAACAACCGGGCGGCCCCGCGCCCGCGACGGGTCGGGCGGTGCCTCCTGCAGACGCATGTTGTTGATGATGTCAGAGGTTTTTTCGACGACAGGCATGGCTCATGCTCCCTGTGCTGATGACTGCAAGACGGCAGCCGGGGAAAATCCCCGGCTGTCAGCTCATTCCTGGCATTCGATGGCGATCACGCCCCGGTCTTCGCTGCGCACCGCATCGATGTAGGCCCTGACGCGGACGTAAGGCTTGTTGTCGGCGGATGTGTCGTTCCAGGTCGCGCCATTCACATCTTCCCAGATGCCCACCTGGATGTTCTTCTTGGTCCAGATCGGACACAGGCGCTGCGTGCCTGCGGCGTTGACAGGAATGCGGTTGGTCACCACCCAGGTAAAGCCCATCAGCGGGGTCGGTTTGCCGGTCTTCAGTTGCCCGATTTCGAACGCGTTCAATGCGGGACCCGCCTGCGCCGCAATCGCCAGCAGATCGTCCACCTGTTCGGGCGTGATGCCGCAATACATCGTGTCGTCGTCTTCGATCCCGAAGTCGGCCTTGTTCAGCACCAGCTTTGCATCGCGCAGCTTCTGCAGCGTCAGGCCGGTGCCGCCATGCGGCACGATCTGGCTGGCAGGCAGGCCGATGGCGGCACCGCCGGG